AGCGCCGACTCAGAGATGCCGTTCACCTCAATAAGGCTACCGCTCGGCGTCGCTTAGGTGTCCACCTCTCGGCGCACCATAGACATGGCCCCATCGGTACAACCCGATGCCACCGGTGGGGCCTCCAACTTCTGGCATCGGGGAAATGGCATCGGGAAAAATGAGCACGGCAATTATCTTCAATGTGGAAGAGGCGGAGCGGCTTTATAAAAGCGGCGCTACGTTGACTGACCTGGGCAAAAAGTACGGATGCTCGTACATGACCGTTTGTAGGCGTCTTCGCGAGCAAGGTGTTGATATTCGTCGGCCTGGAGTCAGACGTCATGACAGAACAGTCGTGGCCGAGTCTGAAATCTGCCGTTTCTACGAGGAAGGCAAGACGAACCGCGAGATAGCCGAGCGGTTTGGCATTTGTCCGCAGACGGTGACCAAAATCGCAAAGCGCAACGGCCTAAAGATGCGCGGCAAGGGACAAGGCGCGTTCATGGATGAGGACAGGGTCTGTCCATGCTGTGGAGAGACATTCAGCCCACGAGCTGCAAATCAGGTCTACTGCAGTCAGAAGTGCATCAACTACATCGCATGGCAGAAGCGCAGTGATGCCAAGCGAATCAGTGGGGACGGAACCATCGAGACGATATCGCTCAAGGCCGTCTACAGGCGCGATCGTGGCAGGTGCTACATCTGCGGGTGCATGACCGACTGGAACGATCGTCGACTAGTCAATGTGACATGGGCAATTGGGCCTAAGTATCCGACGAGAGACCACGTGGTCGCGCTCCACAACGGCGGGCTGCATACATGGGACAACATCAGGCTTGCTTGTAAGTCCTGCAACTCGAAGAAGCGAGATATCGGCCAAATACGTCTGGCCATCTAAGCCCACGTCTACGCGCAGCGTGGGCATCCACACCACATGCGCGGCAACAGCGTGGGGGTAACAATGCCAAAGAACAAGCCACTGGAGACCAGCAAGGTTGAGTCCATCGAGACCGCATGGCACGAGCGTGACGAGGTGCGCATGATGCGCGCCGTCGTTGCCAAATACGCTCGTGTGCTCGACATGACCGACAGCGGCCGCGACATCAGGCCGCTGGCAACCGGCATGTACGAGGCCATCGACCGCCTTCGTTCGCTCGAGGCGGAGGAGGGCGCGGACTCCAAGTTTGACCGCGTGATGCTGAAGCTGGCCTAGCGTGCGGCTCGGCAACCAGGTGCCAACGTTCGAGTCGACGGGGGAATACGCGTCCAGCACCGGCGCGGAGCTGTGCGCCGCATGGCGCGAGTGGGGCACGGCCTTCTACCCGAGCCAAGAGCACGAGATGGAGCTGTTCACCGCGAGGGACAGCGACAACCGCTTCGCGTCGAAGACCATCGGCGTCTCAAAGCCGCGCCAGAACGGCAAGTCGTTCGCCGCGCGAAAGTACGCCACGACGATGGGTGCCGCTGGCAAGCGGTGCCTGTACTCGGCGCACAACGGCTCGACCGTCCGCCAGATGTTCAAGTACATCAAGGACGATGTGGAGACCATCCCCGCGCTGGGCGCACGGCTGAAGCCACGCGACGGAATCTACAAGGCCGCCGGCAACGAGGGCATTTACTTCGTCGGTGGTGGCTGCATAGAGTTCCAGACGCGCACCACGTCTGGCGCACGTGGCTCGACGTACGACGTGATCGTGGTGGACGAGGCGCAGGAGCTGACCTATGACCAGCTCGACGCCATCAAGCCGACCACGCTGGCGTCCGAGTCCGGTGACCCGCAGATGATTTACATCGGCACCCCGCCGGGGCCCGCATGCCGCGGGGACGTGTTCCGCGACATGCACGACCTCGCCCATTCTGGCAAGTCGGGCGCATGGTGGCTCGAGTGGGCCGTCGACGCCGTGCCCGACATGAACGACACCGACGCCGTGCTCGAGCTGGCGTACCTGACCAACCCCGCACTGGGCTATCGCATCCGCGAGGATGTGATGCTCGACGCCATCGACGGCTATCGGGCACGCCCCGACAGCTTCGCCCGTGAATACCTCGGATGGTGGTCTCCTACGGCTGGGAAGCTGAAGCACGTCATAGACGCGACTGCGTGGGCTGCGTGCGCCACGGATGCCCCTCTGGAGCCACAGAAGGCCGCCTACGGGGTCAAGTTCACCCCCGACGGCGCAGAGGTCGTGCTTGCGGTCGCGGAGGTCGCAGAACGGCTCACGCACGTCGAGGTCATCGAGCGTCGTGGTATGGGCCATGGCACGGCGTGGCTGGCCGACTGGCTGGCCGAGCGCACCGCCAAGGCGTCCTGCGTGGTCATCGACGGCCGCGCGGGGTCTCAGGCGCTCGTGGAGCGTCTCGACGGCCGCTGCCCGCGGGGATTCGTGCGCGTGGCGAGGATGCAGGACGTCACCGCCGCCGCGCAGATGACGCTCGACGCCATCAACGGGCACACGCTCACGTGGTTCGCGCCGCAGCGGCAGCTGGACGAGTCCGCGCGCGGCGCAGTCCGCAGGCAGATTGGCTCCGGCGGCGGCTGGGGCTTCGGCGGGGATGACCCCGCGCCGATAGAGGCATGCTCACTCGCCCTCTGGGGCGTCCAGACGTCCAAACGTGACCCAAGCAGAAAGCAGAGGATAGGCTGATGTACCTCGACTTCGGAAGCATCCGCGACGCCCGCGGGCTCGGCCCCGCCGAGCGTGCCATGGTCGGCGACCTCGTGGACGAGCTCCATGCTCACAGCTCCAAGAACCGCCTGAAGCGCCGCTACTACGAGGGCAGGGTGACGGTGGCCGAGTGCAACCTTGGCATCGCCATCCCGCAGTCCGTCTCCGGCTTCGAGATGGCCTGCTCATGGCCCGAGAAGTCCGTCACCGTGCTGAAGGACCGCAGCCGCTTCGACGGATTCGTGACGCGCGACGGCGGCTCCAGCGACCTGCTCGACCACGTGGTGCGCGACAACGCCCTCGTGAGCCAGTACGGGCGCGCCGCGGGCGACGAGCTGATGCACGGCGTGGTGTTCCCGACGTTCAGCGCCGCCAACAACCGCTCCGGCGTCTCCATCCGCTTCCACTCCGCCGAGACCGCCACGGCCATCTGGGACGGCGGTCTCCAGCGCGTGCGCTGCGGCCTTGCCGTCATGGGCGCCGAGCGCGAGAGCGGCTCCGACGTGCCCAGCGTCGTGAACCTGTACACCGACACGGCCATCTGGGTCATCGTCCGCGACGAGCGCGGCAACCAGTGGACCGCACACGAGTTCCCGCACGCCATGGGCAGGCCGCTGATGCTGGCCATGAGCAGCGAGAGCGACACCAACACCCGCCCGTTCGGGCGCTCGCGCATCTCCGGCCCCGTGCGCGACCTCACGCGCGGCTACATCCGCACTATGGCGCTCGCCACGATCGCGTTGGAGTTCGCGACTTCGCCGCAGAAGTACCTGCTCGGCATCTCCGACGAACAGTACGACGCGCTCGTCTCCGAGAAGTTCCGCACCTACGTCGGCAGCATGCTGCTGGCCACGCGCGACGAGAACGGCGAGATGCCGCAGTTCGGCCAGCTGGCGCAGGGCACCATCTCGCCCCACGTCGAGATGTTGCGCATGCTGGCCACGCAGTTCGCCAGCGTGACGAGCTTGTCGGTGACCGACACGGGCGTGGTGAACGACGCGAACCCCACGAGCGCCGACGCGGTCGCTGCGGCCAACGAGAAGCTCATCATCCGCGCGCAGAACCTCAACCGCGAGAACGGCGAGTCGCTGTACCAGATGGCGCTCATGGCGCAGGCCATCGCGGGCAACAAGTCGCTGTCGGCGCTCACCGACGAGGAGCTGGCGGTCATGCCGCACTTCCTCAACCCCGCCATGCCCTCGCAGGCGTCCACCGCCGACGCAGCGGTCAAGATTGCCAGCGCCGACCCGTCGTTCGCGGGCACGATGGTCTTCTACGAGATGCTGGGCTTCGATGCACCGACCATCGCCCGCATCATGGCGGAGCGCCGCAGGCAGCTCGGCGCCAGCTTCCTCACGGGGCTGACCGATGAGGCTGTCTAGGCGGCAGTGGCGGCGCTACCAGCAGGCGCACGCCGACATCCAGCGCCGCGCGTCGGAGGAGGCCATGGCCTACTTCGACTCGCTGCCATGGGACGAAGACCCGACCCTCGCCGAGCAGCTGATGCAGGCGAAGGTCGCGGAGCTCGTGGAGCGCTACGGCCTCGCCGACGGCGAGGTGTCCGCCATCTACTACGACGAGCTGATGGCGCTCCAGGGCGCGAGCGTCCCACCTGCCGTGATTGCCGAACCGCGCACCGTCTGGGCGGCGCAGGACACATCGGACGCGCTCAGGCACGCCACCACGCCCGAGACGGCACGCGAGGCGGTCGGCGGCACCACCGCGCGCGCGGTCAAGCGCTGCGGCTTGGAGACCACGCAGAACGCCGCCGTGCGCGACAAGGCGATGTGGGCGTGGGTCTGCATCGGTGACACCTGCCCGTTCTGCCGCGCCCTCGGCTCGCAGGGGTGGGTCAGGGCGTCCAAGTCGGTCATGGCAGGGCAGCACGCCGAGCACGTCCACGCCAACTGCGACTGCCAGTTCATGGTCAAGCCCGCGGGCTCGACCCTCGAGGTCGAGGGCTACGACCCCGACGCGCTGCTCGAGGAGTACCGCGACGCAGCGGACGGCGGCGGGGGGCGTGGCCACGTGAACG